CAGACATAATTTTTGTACCACGCTCTAACATCGCAACAGTAGAACCAACTGGTCCGTTTTGTTCGGCTAAAGGCATGTCAGCAACAGACGCAAATCTTTTGCCGCTTTCAACAATAATACCAAGTAATTGTAATAAAGTTTGCGAAGGTTCTTTAAAAGGTAATGGTATAATAGATGCTCGCAGGTCACCCCCTGGAGCATCTATATCTCTAAATTCACCAGGTTGTAGTGGTTCTGCCTCATCACGAACTCGTATACCTCTAGCTTTAAAACCAGCTGGTAAGTTAGCTAGTGTTCCAGAGTCAATAAGTTGTCTTAGTATAGACGTGGCAGATCGAGATAGGTTACCTATAATGTGAGGTAAACCAAATCCGTAAAAACCAAGTCCCGGTAAAAATTTATAATGTACAAAATAATTGTTAGGATCTTTTTTAGGATCTTCTTCTTTGTAGTTTCTTCTAATACTTAAAATGTTAGATGAACCAACATCTATAGTAACAATATATGGTATCTTTATGCCTGTTGGCTCGCCATCACCCCCTATATCTTCGAATCCAGGTAAATCTAAATAAGTATGAATTTCATAAATTTCTAAATCATCTTCTTCGTAAGTATTGGTAGCAGACTCACCAGAAACTTTTTCTATTGTTTCTTCTAGGTCTGAGTAAACATGTGTTGGTTTAACAGGTACATCTCTATAAACTCCTGATACTTGGAACTTACGAACATCATTGCCTGTCATTTTTAATCTGTGTGTTAATCGAACAGCATTCGATAAATCAACAGAGTTATAAGGTACAATAATATCTTCGGAATGAACAAAACGTGCTACAGGACGCTCTTTCATTTCATCATAGTAAACTTTCTTAAACGCTGAACCAGATAACGGTAGATAGAATAGCAACTGATCTAACTCAGGGTCGTACTCTTCCATGTTGTAACAAATCTGATAGTTCATAAAGTCTTGAACTCTTTGTGATTGTTTTTCTGTTTCGGGGTTTGGTTCACCAACTATCTGAACCCTAACTGGTCCACCCGCTGGTAATAATTCTTTATAGGCTTGTGCTTGGAATTGTGTAACACTTTCGGCAAGAACAGGATGCGTAACGCCCGCTGCTCCCTCGAAAGGTTCTGTTCTGTCGTCTTCTTCTACGCCGAGAAGTTCTAATCCACGTTCGTAAATTTTTTCCCAATCCTCACGAGCTGAGATATCAGCTTCTACTGCACTTAAAAGATTAGAAGACAATGCTCCTAATTCTTGAGGTTCCATATATTCTGATAGGTTAGCATCAAAAGGAACTTCCATTTGCATTTCAGTTTCTTCAATAAACTCTCCAACTTCAACAGAACCATCTTCCATTTCTGTTACATCGCCTGAAGCTAGTGCTTCGGCAAGCTGTGGATCTACCTCAGCAGTGTCTATAGGGTTACCTTCAATTTCAAGTTCTTCTTCTTCTGGACCACCTTGTCCAAACGGATTCTCAGCCATGTGACTTCCTTATATTAAAAAGTTCCTGAAAACTTACCACCTCTAGTGGCAGCACCCATTGACTTCATAGTACCAGCTCCATTTCCTGTAGGAACTTTTACTTCAACTTCACCTTTAGCTTTTTCAACTTTAGGTACTTTTACTTCTGCAATTACTGGTTTAAACATTAGTAGTACTCCTTTCTTCTAGGAGGCTCTTCGCCCCACTCTTCATCGCTAGGGTGACGTATAAAACCACCTTCACGAAATCTCAGTATAGCCTGTGACATGGAATCTACCAAGTCATCATTGTCGCCAAAAGGAAAAGAGGCACATTCTTCTACCATCTCTTCCGCCCATTGAAAGTCTGGTCGCCATACAAGACCAGATTCAAACATTGGAGCACAGGCATGAACTCTTGAAACTTTATCTTGTCCAGTTCGTCTTCCGCCTGGTGAGAAATTTATAACAGGTATCCCCATATTTCTCAACTCCTGAGTTAAAGGTAACCCAGATGCTTTAGCTTCTATTAAAACTATATCTGGATTATGCTCTGAAAATGACTCCATTGCAATTCTTTTTAGGTCAGGGAACTCCCATCTACCTTTTTTACAATCTAAAAGTATTAAACTTGGTCCAGAATCTTCATCTTTATAGAACACGCCCCATGTACTAATAGCACTGTAGTCAGCTGTTTCTGATTTTAAAAATGCAGTATCATAAGATTGCAATACATATTCGCATGTAGGAGGTTCATCTTGTTCCCACATTTTCCACCATTCTCTTTTTATGATAGCACCCTCAGCTGATGTAGGTTTTTGTAACCATTGTGCATTCCACTTAGCAACCGGCAAAGAAGATTTAACTTTAAGCAATTCATCTTCAGACCAAAAGTTAGGCCATAAAACATTACCGTCATCAAAGATAGCAGGAAACTCAACAACCTCCCATTGGTCTGAGTTTGATTCTGTTTGTTTTTTTAAAACCTCAGCTGTTAAATCTTTCGTAGACCAACGAGTCATAACAACAACAATAGATCCTCCTGGTTGCAATCTTTGTCTTGGACCAGATGTGTACCACTCATAACAATTCTCCATAGCAGTGGGAGAAAGAGCGTCTTGCTCTGAATGGGGATCGTCAATAATAAGGAGGTCAGCACCACGACCAGTAATCGCTGCACCAACCCCCGCCGCAAAGTATTCGCCACCATCTGTCGTAGCCCAACGTCCAGCGGCTTTGGAGTCGGGAGATACTTTTGTATCTTCAAAAATGGTTTTATAATCGGGACTATCTACTAAAGCTTTACACTTACGACCAAAACCTGTTGCAAGTTCTGTTGTGTGTGTTGCTTGAATTATTTTTAATTTAGGATTGAGTCCCAACATGTACGCAGGAAAATAAATAGATGCGAACTCAGACTTCGTGTGTCGAGGTGGCATATTTATTATTAATCTTTTTAATTTACCAGATGCTATATCTTGTAATTTTTTTGCATAAATTTTGTGATGGTTACCTAAAATAAAATCAGGCCAAACATGTTGTACAAAGTTTAAAAAATTACCTCTAGAAGATTCAATGTTTTCTAGAAAATTTAATCTCTTTTGTAAATCAAGAGCATAGCGTATTTGCTCTTCATCTAATGTTTCAAAATTCGTTTCGTTGTCCATCATAAATCCTATTTACCCATAGCATTAATTCGTCGTCTGACATAGTATGTTTCATTTTATTAACACACCAACATACAAGTCGAACATTATTTTTTGTATAGCCTTTTTTATTATTTATTCTATCAATAGAAACATTTGTAGGTATCCTTTTTCCACTACCATCTCTATGATGTGTCATTTTTATACCGCTAACAGAACATTTACCTTTTGAATCATCCCACTTTTTTTTGATATCATCAAAAGCTAGCTCCCATTTAAAACTACCTTTTGTCTTACGACTTGATTTTAACTGACTAAAAGCTCTACGAAGGTAGAGTATAGGGTCTTTATTTGTTCTATCGTTTCTTTGAAGTGCCTTACAAGCCATGCATTGGTGTCGGCGGTATTGAGTTCCTTTTGAATATGACTTTTCAAAGGAAGTGATTTCTTTCGTTACACCACAGGTGTTGCATTCACGAAATTCCATTTAACCTACATATAGTGGTTTGGGGTTCGTTGCAACTAAATATTGTTATATGATGCTAGAGACGCACCAAACTATAGTTGAAAATGAGATAATATTTATAAAATTAAGCATGCTTTACCCTTATATTAAGGGTGTTATATACCTATTATAATATTAATCAAATGAATTGTATTAATAAGATGTATTTAAGATGCTAATAATACTATTGCTATTAAAACAAGTGCTAAACCAATACCAACATACTTTTTCATAGACGGTACAGGAGGCTCTCCATATGCTTCATTATTTGGAGTCCCTGGATCATCGGCGATGTAGTGGCCCTGTTTATTCCGAGCTCTCTTACGCAAAGGTGGTTTCTTAATAGGTTTCTTTTTAGTTGCTGCTTTAGCCATTTTTACTCTCCCTAATTTTACGCATAGCTCGTCCACCAAACCAGAACGAAATCACGGTCGAAAATAAAATTGCCGTCTCTTCGTCCCAACTATTTAATATAGCTTGAGTT